GCTTCGCTTTCACGCAGAACTCTATGTCTTCTCCCCACACGACGCGCTGTTTCAGTTGCCATTCGTCGTGAACCTGAAACCAAGGCGGACCGACATGATTGAAAACCTCGCGCTTAATGAGCAGAAGCCCAGCGCCGCAGCCATCCACTTCGATTAGTTGGTCGCGGGGATAGTCTTCATGCATGTACTTGTATCCAAGTGTGTTGCCTTCCTTGAAAAGCATCAATGGATGAAACGGCGGTCGCCGGTTGTAGTATAGGCCGCTTGTAAGGTCTTTATCCCAGTCGAGTAGACGGTAAATGAGGTCGGTTCGAATGAAAATCAGGTCGTCGTCAATGAACATGAGATATTTGCGGTCTGTTTCCAAGAAGTCTTGAACCGCGTCGTTGCGGGCGCGGCTGATGTGGTGGCCTTTCTCATGTATGATTAGGGTTCCCGGCGGTTTTTCAAGACGATTGAATGTGTCGATGAAATCCCAGTTTGAGGCTTCCCGTGTGAGAACTGCGATTAACAGTTGATTGTCGTACAACATGACACTCTCATGATTGGAAAAAAACCACCCTGACAAATAGAGGTGGGTGAGAAGTTTGCTCTCGTTTTGTCGAATAAACGAGTAAACGAAGCGTTCTAGGTCTCTAGGATCGCTGATATGAAGTCGCCGTTGTGAACTGCGGCGGCGGCTGCTCTGGCCGATACGACTGCACCTGCAATTCCTTCGCGTGGTGCCGTGTAGTTCTCAATGGTCAGCGGACGCTTCCAAGCCAATGCGGCTCCACGCGCCCGTTCGAAGACAAGCGCATAGTAGTCGGTGTCACTCGTGGAGTAGAGTCCGTTGTCTGTGGCTATTCTTCGCGGATACCATCTGAGTCCAAAGGTGCCATCGATCTGGAACTTCTCTGTCTGCCGTTCCTTCCATTGAAGGGCCAGGTTGTACGTTGTGGTGTCAGCCATCACGTCGGCTTGCTGGTCTGAGCAAAGCACAATCGTGTCAGCTTTTCCGCCCTGCGCGTTAACCTTGTTTATCGCACTGACAACTTGTGCGACCGTGATGACATCGGTTCCGCCTGCCACCGCGTTGTTTTCAGAATCGTATCCGGAGAACATTTGAGACAAGACGTGTGCAGTCAGGAAAGCTCCCATTTGCTTGCCCGCGTGCCTAATGTGGTACTCCATGATGCCGAACTCGCTGTCTTCAATCATGCTTCTCGTGATAGCGCAGTCCATACCGAACGGTTTCGGAGTCAAACTTGTGCGGCTGACTTCCTCAGTGACAATGGGCGGCCCGCCCGGCTCCTTGTACCAGACGGCTTTCATCTTGTCCACAACGCCCCAGACGACGTTCAATGTTCCACCGGCGAAGCTTTTCTCGTTCCATCCTACGATATCCGCGGATATGTCTTCGTCCCTATATGCGTCAAGCAAGACTTGGTAAATCTTAGTGGGAATCAAGTACGACATGAAGTCGCTGCCTGTTCCTCCACCCAAAATTTCCGCTAAACTCACTTGTCGCAGAGTTTCATAGATTTCGTGTCCCATCGGGCTTACTGCCCAAGGATCCACGTATCCGCCTACTTTGCTTTTCTGCATGTCTTTCATGAAGTCTTCCATTGCGTCGCTGCCTTCGAGACCGTATTTATCTTTGAGTTCAGCTTTCGTTAGGTCTGCGATTTCCTGTAGTTTCAGCAATGTTGTTCACCTATGGGTTAAGGTAGATGAGAAGTTCGTCTCCGTCCGATGAGACAGAACGCAAAGCTCTGCCGATTTTCGCCGAATAATAGATTGTTATTGCGGTGCATGAACCGGATTCGTTGACTGCTTGATCTGCCAATGCGACAACTTTGCCTGAAGCGTCAAAGGCGACGGCTAGGTCACGGGTGCAAGCTCCGCCTGCTACCGCTTTCACTAAGCCTCGTATCACGATTGGTACGGCTAGGCCTGCGGTGCCTACTGTTTCCAGCGCGATGCCCCAGCCTTGCCGAGTCGTCGCCAACATGACTGTAAGTTGCCCTGATGTGTCTGAAGTGTAGCATCGGACTCCGTATCCGGCTGCGCAGCTTGTGTCTCCTGCTATGCCGAAACCGATTTTCGGTTCAGTGTTGATTGCATATTCTTCTTGCGGCCAGTAATCTGTTGACATTTGTTTCACCTATTTTTTTCTGTTTGCCGCCGTCTTTACCGGGAACGGTGGCTTGAACCGACATGACTTACATGTTTGAGCCCATTCACTGCTGGGCGGAGCTCCGTCAAAACTTATGACTGTGAAAAAACGCGGCGCTAGAAAAGCGGGTTTTTTATTGGGGATATTTCCTGATTTCCAGAAGCCTGTGTACGCCTGCGGCTCCCCAACCATGTTGGATGAATTCGATTGCCACTTCGTCTCCTTCATTGAGAGTATGCACTATGGCTAGTTGCGGATAGTCCCCTAAGTGGCCTAACCAAATGTGGCCAGGTGGATGCTGCAAATGCAGTTCCACGTAGTCTTGGAAGATTTTGAGTTGCTTGACTTTACCGACGAACCTGTATCGCTTGCCTTCTCCGGGAATTACTGTTTCCGTTGCTTTCGGCCCCATGCTCGTTCCATCAGCCAAGGATCTACTTCACCTGTCTCCGGCGGTTTCGTGGGACTTGCGGCTACTGGGGGCGCAGCGTACTGTCCTTTGAACGGAATAGTTGAGAGAACCTTTCGGTCTACAAGGGTCGCCTTCACTGTTTCCGCAATCTTCGTTGTGTCCCCTAACTTGGCGTCTAGTTGCGTCATCTGTGTCTGCGATTCCTGTATGGATTTCATTGTGGCTTGCAGGTTTTCCTCCACCGTCTTCTTGTATGACTCGAATTTCTCTGAGGTCTGATTCAAAGTTTCCGAGATTTTCTTCATGGCGCCGTCTTTTTCGATTTCTCCTGCTTCAATGCGGGCGAGAATTGCCTGTTTTGTCTCCGCAATGGTTTTGTCGAGTTTCAAGCCGATTTCAGCGAATCCTTTCTGTTTTTCCAAGTCTTGCACATTGATTTTGTTCAATGCTTCAGCTAACGCGGTTTTTGTTGCGGCAGACACTTTCGTGTCTTCTAGGTTTCTTCGCAGTAGGTCAACATCGGTTTTCAGGGCTTTGACGGTTTCCAGAAGTGCTTTGTTCATTTTGTTGACGGTGCTTTCAAGTTCCTGATATTTTTCTATGCTTTTGCGGTGGATCTTCTTGATTTCCACGAATAGGTCGTGGCTGTTCTTGGGTTCAGGTTCAGAAGGCGTTTTGAGTTCCCCGGTTTCCGTCCGGAGGATCGCCGGAGTCTCAGCGGCTATGGGTGCAGCAGCAGGGTTCGGCCGTTCTTCCGATGTGATGTTTAGGTCGCTGAAGTCGTCCAGCGGCTTCGCCAGCACTTCGTTGATGAAGGCTTCGTCTACGGTGGCTTTGAAGCCTTTCTGGGCGCGTAACGCGAAAACGGCTTGCCTGATTGTTTTGGTGTCATACTTGCTCTTGTTAGCCAAGATTTTTCGAGCATATGCGGCTACGGCCATGCCTGCCGCCTTCGCTTTCGCCGTAAATGCGCCAACGGTGCCTTTCGCAACCATGGATTTCCGCACTTTCTGAAGCCATTTCTTCACTTCTTCAATGCTTTCAAACGGTTCGTCTGACATTGCTTCCATTAGTTCGTCGAATGTGGTTACTGGTTTGTCTTCCAATTGTTTTTCACTCATTTTCTTTTCCTCTATAATATCTTGTGAACCCCCAATCGGGGGGGCATCACTCTGAACGGTTTCTTTACCTTCCACCTTACGCATGATCGTAGCGCAGTAGGCTTCAGGATCTTTCTTGTCATTGTTCTTAGCTACGCAATCAGCAAAATCCTTGTACGACCCCATTGGCTCCGAAACGGGCTCTAACAGTTCTGAGAACGTGATTGGTTCAATGGAGGTGGCGGGGTCTCCGGGCTGTGCGCCCTCCGTCACAAACAGCAGTCTGGTGAAAACTACGCCAAGCGGAGCTACGCCGTCTACTTCCCGCTGGTCCCGGCCATGTCCTTCAATGCTGACTTTCGTAACCTTCTTTTCCGCAATCAATTGGTTAAGGGTGGGGTCGGATACTCGAACAATGGTTTCCGTGAAACGTTCCTTGTCGTTGTATTCAGCGTCTACGGTGCTGTTAGCGGGCCAAGGCAGGTTAGGAGCAGTTGGATGTGCGCTGCCGTAGGCGATGGGTCGGTCGCTAAGACTGCGACTTCCCCGCAAAAGTTCCTCCGACGTGTAGAGTCGACGATTTCCCGTCATTGTTACATGGATGGCGCGAACCTTGTAGAGTTTGGCGCCTTTGAACTGGCCGTCAGTCAGCTCCTTGTAGTCTTTGATGTACGGCTCGAAAGCCTCAAAACTCTCTCGAAGATGTTGCGACATCATGCGACACCTTCCATGTTTTTCTTCGGTCTTCCTCTTCGTTTCGGTTGCACTAACACGGGAATGTCTGGCTTCGCAGGCTCCACTGTAGGAGTTTCGCTGAGTTTATGTTCGCAGAAAGCTATGTAGTGGTCTAGGAACCTCAGTGAGCCGTCTTTCTTGACGGTTTTCGCAGCATCCAGGAACCCCAAATAGTATTGTGGGTTGCGGTTTCCTACAATTTCCGCGATGGCGTTGGCTAGAGCTAGATCAGCCTTTTTCAGTTCTTCAAAACTCATTTTTCATCACTTGGAGGATAGGTGACGCGGTGTTCCGCCTGTTCGTCTTCTTTGCCTTGTGTGCTTGGCCGTTTGTCGCCGGTCAAAGGAATCTGGTCAGGCGCAGGTTGCGGCAAATATTTATTGTCTTCAGGAATGTCCAGTTCGTCGCGGAGCCATGCGGGGCTTACGGCTCGCGTCTGGAGAATCGAGATAATTCGTTTAGCTTTAGTCCACAATTCGTCTTCCGTCGGCGGCGTGAAGCTGATGCGAGGCGTATATTCAGGCTTCAACCGTTCGCCTAAGATTAGGGGCTGGAAAACATGGTGTTCAATGGCGCGTTTCCAAAGGCGCTGGATCGGCTGCACAAGAGCTATGCGCAGGTCGCTTATCATGGCGTGTGCCGAAGCTTCGGTGCTGTTGCGGATGTAGCTGATGGGGGGAACCATTGTACCGTCCACGCAGCGGTCATTGATGACTTTCACCATTTCAGGGAACATGCGTGACTCGACGGGGCCGACGCCGCAAGCCGTGTATTTTGCGGGATAATTGTGTACGTAAACGTCTCCTGCCTGCCATTTTTTCGTGTATTGATAGTGTTCGTCTGCGGTTGCTTGATCTACTTTGTCGTTTGCGTCGCCTAGCTGCCAGTCTTCTTTTGGCCATGCGGTCAGGTGAATGTATTTCTTCATGTCTTTGTCCAGTTGAGCCTGTGTAGCTAAGACTTGGACGATGGGGCTGATGAGGCTGGTGCCGAATCCGTCTCGGTCCACTGGCGGAAACTGGATTGCCACAATTTCCTGTTCCTTGAATGTTTGCAGTTCCCGTCCGTTTCTTACTTGTCGCCACTCCAAGATTTTTCCGTCTGCACGAAGCTGGGAAGGCTCTATTTCAGATTGCCACGGAAACACTCTGGTGGCGACGACTCTGTTGGCGACTATGTTGTTTTCTAGGAACATGGTGCCGTGAACTACTAGAGGAATGGTGCCGTCGTAAATCATTTGGTCTAAGCCGATTTCCTCGGCGTATTGGTCGCAGAGCAGTTTGGCTTTCTTGGCTTGGCTGACGTTTGGGTCACTTGGAATCGTCACATAGCCGCGGCTGACGACGTAGCCCGCAATTTTGAGAACGGCGCTGGCAACTTCTTCCCGCTCATTGTAAAGTTTATCATAGTTCTGCCATAGTTCGGCGTGGGACAGTTCTCCGAGATTTATGTCAGCGACTCTTTTACCCGTTTCAGCCCGCGAGTATCCTTTGAAAGGTTTCTCGGTTTTCGGTTTAGCTGTCCGAGTTTTTTTCGGTTTAGCTTCCTGAACTTGCCAGAATCTCCATTTCATAGTTACACAACCTTGTTGTCTTTCTGTTTCGGCTGCGCGGTTTCTATGCGGCTGTAAAGCAACTTCGTGGCTTCCACATCTAGCTTCAGGAAGGCCAGTGAAGCCTTTTTCATTTGGGTGAGAAACGCGGTAAGTTCCTGGCTTGTGAACTGATTCATTACTTGCGGTTGAGCTAGCCAGTTGCTCCAGCCTGTTACGCTTATGGCCACGGCTTTGACGCATTCAGTTAGGTGGGCGTGGGCTTGCATTCGGTCCTGCGCTTCCAACGCTTTGATTTGTCGTATGTAACTTCGAACCTGAGTTATCCAATCTTCAGTCATGTTAACTTCCCCGTGAATATCCTCTTCGTCTTTCCTCAGTCTGCAACAGTCGAAACGCCATTTCCGTAGCGTCAAGTAGGTCGCAGTCTTCTGGCCGGTCTCCGCGAAAAGTTATCAATTCCTTCTCTAAATCGACCATGCCTGAGCCGATCCACACTCGCTTCGCCGCGAAGAAAGGTATGATGCTACGAATTCGCATACCCTTATCTCGCGTCTGCTGAACAGGCACAATGGGAAGCATCTGGTATTTGGGGTCGTACTGGGCGAATTGAGCTACAAACCATTGTTGCCCCGCTTTCTCCACTCCGACTTGCGCAGGGTGGAAGAGGTCGTATCGGGTTTTAATTGCGCTAAGTTGGTTCGGCCCATCTAGTTTTGCCTTGTACGCATCGAGGCAGTATATGTCTCCATTTGCTTTGATTGCCCATGTGACTGAAGCGAATTTGCTGGCATGTCGCGTGTCTCTTGTGGATACGGCGAGGTCGTTTGCCCCCACTATTCTAGTGAATTCTTTGAGGTCTGGCAGTTCTTTATATCTTCGGTCTCTAATCCATTCTTCATCAAACTCGCGGCCAACTTCTAGGCTTGCGTCGTTCTGATACATGAGCATCCATGAGGTTAAGTCTAGTTCCGCTTTCTTTGCCAGTAACGCTTCCAATGGCCAAGGAGACTTCGGGTGATCCCAGAACGTGTTACCCACATAACCATATTTCACAGCCATAGGGTATTGTTCTTCACCAATGGCGGGAATCTGAATGATTTTGAACCGTTTACTCACGGGTTTTTTGTCGTTGTCTTTAATGATGAATCCGTAAGCGTCGTCTGCACCCCATCTCGTACCCAACATGACTACTTGCTGATCTTCCATGACGGCTGGCAACAGCGACAGGAGAAGCCATTGTTTTGCACGTTCCATTTGTGCGACAGACATGCGTTTCTTAAAATCTATGATGTCGTCGATGATCCAGTGCTTCGGGTGCCGTCCTTCGCCGACAGTGCCGCCGACGCTGAACGCTTCAATGCTGGGCACAAATTTCTCTTTCTTACGGTTCAACACAACTTTGCTTTGCGAGGAAATATCGGCGACAATGTTTGGAAACGTAGCTCGATACGCTGCGTCTTCGTTGATGATGTCTTTTGCTTGTCGCACAAGATCCTCGCTGAAACTCTGCGTATGCGTCACGAAGGCAACGGATTCGTTTACGGGGTCACATCCAACCATCCAAGCCGGAATAATGGTGCCACCCAAAGTGCTTTTGATGCAACCTCTAGGCCCAAGAATTAAGACGCGGGAATATTCAAGTATCGCGTCTACGATTTCTCGGAAATGCCAATTGCTCCAAGTTCGTTCAGGAAAATGGGCTTCAGCCAAAGCTAATGGGTTGAGCCGAATCGCGTACTTGGTCTGTTCTTCGGTCAACCCGGATAACGGAAATGGCATCGTTTACCGCCAACATAACATTTATAAGCCAAGTAACACAAGTAAGCTCTTGAACAGTCATGAGACGAAGACGAATGAAAGGAGAAAGATACAGACATAGGAAAGGCGAAGGATACACTTCCGCCCTCATATGGCTTCCCGAAGACATCTACAACCTGTTAGCTGGACGAGCCAAAACTCAAGGATTTTTCATCCAAGACTACTTATCTGAAATCTTGATTCAAGAAGCCAAAGACCCCCGACAAGACACCAAACAGGAACCACAAACCTAAGCGAGCGTCAAAATGCCTACGCGCCCCTACACTTAGCCGCAAACTCCGCCGCCGCCTCCGTCGCGTTTCGAACCGCGTTCTTCGCCACAGTAATATGAGTGTCAGCCACTTCAATGTGTTCAAGCACCAGCCGCTTCATTTCTCCGAACTCCGCCTCC